TACACTCGCGGGACATACATTATTCAAGTGATCGCAAATAACGATCACGAATATGCATTCCTCGTTAGGATTATGCGCTATGCACAACTCCAGTTCAGTAACAGTCTCTACTTCGCTATTAGCGATATAGGAACGATTAGTGTTCTGGGGACCGATGGACGGTCTAAACGGAGGATGTGGTTTTGTAGGGTTAGCGGTAAAGCGCCCTACACTCCGCCTCCAAGGTTTAAATCGGACATTTGGTCCTTTGTGCGCATTTGGCGGTCACGGTGGCGACAAGAAGTCGCAGTAATGCGATGTGTTGCCACAGTTAACGACAAGGACAGCGAAGTTATCGTTCTTCCAAGAACGAATAACATCGACTGGCCTTCAACATAGGACTGTAAACACAGGAGATTGTCATATGACTAATCATATACATGATATATATAATCGCCTGCTACAAGACGTTCATGTCAAAACGGGGGTGTCCCTTGACGCTCCCGTGGAGGCACTTGATAAGTGGCTTCGATCTGAAGCCCCTCTTGTAGATAAGCAGATACTCGCATATCTGGAGCATTATCCCGACCGAAAGGTCGACATTCCAGAGTGGTTAAAACCACTATGGGATAAGTTCATCCTTACGGATGATCCGACAGTGCTACAGTGTATACGACAACTGCTATTGTTTACCTACAAAACCGAAGAGGAACCAAATAATGAACAACTCAGAGACGCCGAAGAGGCGTATGAGCAAACGGATGAAGATGTTGGTTGCTGGAGCAGGGCTTATAGCTCTGCTAAATCCTTCAATCACACCCTTCATACCGCTCGTCGAATCGTTGGCTCGATCATATATCGAATCAACTGGGCAGAAATAATTCCATCACATGGTCCAGGGGGGATCTATCCCTCCAGGTTGCCAAGTGAGAAGAGTTGTTTCCGCACACTATATACTCCGATTCAGAGATTGTATCCATATGATCAGTACTTCTGTGGCCTCCCATCCTTTTGGGAGTCCACCTTAGTCCGTCATACTGATGCTATCAAAGAAGAAGAGCATATTGTCGCTAAGCTCTGCGCTGTACCCAAGGACTCTCGCGGACCACGTATTATATGCGTGCATCCTGCGGAAGCCATTTGGATACAGCAAGGGCAGCGACGCCTTCTTGAAGCTGCGATATCTACCTCACCCCTAACTAAGGGGCGAATAAACTTTACGGATCAGTCCGTAAACGGTAGATTAGCACTCTTGTCAAGTAGTTCCAGAGAGTTTTGTACTCTGGACTTGAAAGAGGCTAGCGATAGAATATCCTGTCTACTGGTACGTGACCTTTTTGGATCACATGCCTATAAATGGATATCTTGCGCTCGTGCGTCAAAGATCAAGTTGCTGAGTGGACGAGTCATTACTGTGAAGAAGTGGGCTCCGATGGGGAATGCATTATGCTTCCCCGTTCAGAGCTTAATATTCTTCGCATTGGTTACTGCTGGTATCCGTGCATTTTACGGCATTAACTGCCGTGATGTGTA